TCGGCTCCAGCTGTTGTCGCTCCAGTGGTTGCAGAGGCTGTACCAGCGGCTCCTACAGCACCAGTTGCAACACCTCCAGCAGGTGGAACAGCCAGAGCTGAAGACATCCTTGCGATGATCCGCAATCGTCAAAAGACTAGCTAAGTAGTACAATCTAGATGTTGAGTAGATTAGATGATATAATCTATCCAAACCGTTGTGAAGTTATAGAAATAGAAGCTTCACAACGGTACATCTATCCCATTTTTAAAAATGGCAGCTCAAGTTTGATTGACTACGCCAGACATCGAGGCTATAAAACTTTGGTCAATGAGCAAATTAAAAAACTTCCAATAATTGATGTAGTACTCAGAGATCCGATGAGTAGATTTCTTTCTGGATTTAATACCTATGTTTATATTACTAAACAAGCTAACCCACAATTAGATGTTGATACTATAATCTATTTTGCAGAAAAATATTTATTTTTAAACAGACACTATGCACCGCAACTAAGTTGGATTATTAATTTATCTAAATATACAAATACTTTGTCCAGATTACAATTACATGATATGTCGGCATTGGGTAAATTTACACCGTTCTTAATTAAAACCGATGAAACAAATATGTTATCAGAAGAGGTTATTAATAGATTAAAAAATAATATACATAATGAAATGTATCAACGATTAGATTATAAATTATTAGAACTAGTAGGAAAAGAAGTTACGATTGCAGAAATTTTATCCTATTTAAAAATTCAAGATCCTGTAGCCTATCAAAAATTATCATGCATTGCCCTAGACTAGAACATTTTGTTCGCTTTAATCCTAACGGCACAGTTAGCCGTTGCGGACACATGGTTGATGCACCGGAGTTTAACACACTTGAAGAAATGGACGAAAGTCTTTGGTTACGAAATGTAAAATTATCCATGCACAAAGGTCTCTGGCCAAAATGGTGTGAAAGATGTAAACAAACAGAACAGTTAAATCAATCTAGCATCAGACTAAACGCCATTGAATTTGATAAGATACAAAAACAAGAAGATTACCTAACTATTGGTGGAGTACTAGACAATGTGTGTAACAGTGCTTGCTTGACTTGTAATGAAAATCTTAGTACATTAATTGGCGGATTGAAAAGTAAAACATATCCTATAGTAGACAATTCGAATAAATTTTGGGATTTACCAATGGATAGAATTGTACATTTAGATATCAACGGTGGTGAACCTAGTGCCAGTAAAAATTATAAACATATACTGGCAAACTTACCCAAAAATATCAAGTCAATCAGACTTAATACAAACTGTAGTACAGTATTAGAAGAGTTAATACTGTTAACTAATCGTGGGGTTCGTGTTACTGTGACAGTTAGTTTAGATGGAATTGGGCCGGTACATGACTTTGTGCGTTGGCCAATAAAATGGGATAAGTTTTATGAGAATCTAATGACATACAAAGCAATGCCAATCCAATTAAATTTATGGACTACTGTTAGCGTGTTAAACGTAGATGACCTACCAAATATTATAGAGTTTGCCAAACAGCATAATATAGATCATAGCTATGCTTATCTGAAATTGCCAATTGAATTGGCTGTTGAAAATAAAAATACCCCAGCATCATTGGCATACATACAAGAGCAAAAACGATTAAGAGGTATAGAATGAAACCCTACGCAGAATTAGAATGCGACGATTTAAATATTATACAAAATGATATTTATAATTTCCTCTCAGATCAAACAGAACTAGGGTCTGATGACTACAAAAATTGGCAATTTGTTGAAACTAAAAAATTAATAATTAGTAGCCCTAAATTAGCTAAATTTTTCCTTAGGCATAGGCTACATGTTAAAAATGCTGCAGTAACAGTTCTATATGATGATTTACCTTTGCATCTAGATGCATTACCAATGGTGGCTAAAATTAATATTCCTATTAGTAATACACAGGGATGGGTTAATCGTTGGTATGATGTTAGTACTGAAGAAATAGCAAAGCTACCTAAAACCCATAATCAATTTGGTAGCGAGCAAGAAGATGTTTCTAGTTTAGATGCTAATACATTACGAGTGTTGTCAGAAATACACGACCTGGCTAAACCTATTGCGTTTCATTCTAGGATTCCACATAGCGTTATTAAACTAACAGCAACAAAATTACCAAGGATAGTGGCTAGTTTTACTTTTTTAAACGATCCAATACATTTACTAACATGAAGATAGCAATCACCGGTGGTACCGCAGGCATCGGGTTATCACTAGCAACCATATTTGAAACTAACGGACACGAAGTAGTAGCACTAAGTCGACGTAATGGTTATAATATCCGTAGCTTGCCCAAGGTAGCTAGTATGATTGAACCGTGTGACATGTTTGTAAACAATGCCCAGGTTGGCTTTGCACAAACAGAGTTATTATTTGAAGTATGGCGTCGTTGGCAAGGACAAACTAAAACGATTGTAAATATTAGTACGCAAATGACTGATTTTAATCTGCCACCTAAGCAAGAATGGGATGAATATTTGGTACAAAAGAAAGCATTAGAAATAGCAGACGAGCTATTAACAGAACGCAATATTTGGCCCAGACAGATAATGATCAGACCTGGTAATATAGCTACACAACCAGGGCAAGAACCCCCGTTATACCAAGACGTGGATAACTATGCTCAAGAGGTATACGAGTGGATAATAAAGAATATTTAACTAACAAATCATTTTGTCCTATACCCTGGACAGGTTTTATGTACAATTCTAACGGTGACGTTATGAATTGTATTCGTAGTCAACGTGCTATAGGCAATCTTAATAATAATTTGTTAGCAGATATATTACAGGCTGATATTCAGACCAAAGAAAATATGTTAGCCCATAAACCTGGGCAAGGATGTGATGGTTGTTATAGTTTAGAGACCAACAAAAAAAGTTTTGATATCATCAGTGATCGTGTGTTTTATCTTAAAGAATTAAAAGAAGTAGACAAACATCTATACGACAAGATAGATAATTTTGAATTGCACCAAGTAGATGTGCGATGGAGTAATGTTTGTAATTTTGCCTGCGTGTATTGTAGTCCAGAATATTCTAGTAAATGGGCTACTGAGCTCAAAGAAGAGATAGTACAGCCATCAAGTGAGCGTGTGGCCGAGTTAAAATCTTATGTATTTGACAACGTAGAAAAGTTAAAACATGTTTATCTAGCCGGTGGTGAACCATTGCTAATGAAGGAAAACTTAGAATTGCTGGCCTTGTTAAAATTAACTAATCCTAATGTAAATTTGCGTGTTAATACAAATTTAAGCAAAGTTGATACCAAAGTATTTGAAGCAGTGTGCGAGTTTCCTAATGTTCATTGGATTATAAGTATTGAAACAGTTGAAGAGCAATTTGAATACATACGCTACGGTGCTAAGTGGAACGATTTTACAGATAATTTAGATATCGTTCGCAAACTAAATCATAAAGTAAGTTTTAATATGCTGTATTTTTTATTAAACTACTCTAGTTTGTTTAACTGTATTGAATATCTACAAAACTGCGGGTTTCATAATAATAGTTTTATCATTGGAGCATTATCAAATCCAGAGTATCTAAACATAAGACATTTGCCTGAGCATGTCGTTAATGATCTGCAGACTAAATTGCAAACTATGATCAACACCAAGCCAGGGTACTTACTAGAAGATAGCCTAAAAAATTTACATTCATATATGAAAACACCATTTAATAAACAATTAGCTGGCAGTATCCGAGATCTTAAAATATTAGATCAACGTAGAGGATTAAACAGTGAATTAATTTTTCCTGAGGTATACTCATTTGCATAAAACATTTTGCCCTGCTAAATGGGATGAGTTATTTGTAAATCCTGGATACAGCTATGTTTATTCATGCTGTAAAAGCTCTCCTGTGAAGTTTTATAACAAAGATCAAATTCCTACAATATTAGATGAACAAAAAAATAATTTAATCAACGGAATACAAGATCCAAGTTGTGATTACTGCTGGAATTTAGAGAACCAAGGCTTCACTAGCAGAAGACACGAATATCTGACTAAATTTACAGGATCAATGGATGAGTATGTTAATACCAATCCTAAGGCCAAATACGTAGAAATCAGTCTAGGAAATGAGTGTAATTTTCAATGTGTGTACTGTAACCCTAAGTTTAGTAGCCAATGGGAAAGTGACGTCAAAACTAAACCGTATAAAATCTTTTCTGACAAAGACTTTTACAGTCTCGATGATAAAAAGCCTAGTGATCTAGATGGTATTATTAAATGGCTCATTGATTATAACAAAATCGAAATCCTTGCTGTATTAGGTGGTGAACCGTTGCGCCACAAAGGATTTTTTAAATTGGCAGGAAGTATCCCTAGTAGGAAACTTTTGTTGAATACCAATTTGTCTTGTCCTACTGCTTCGATTGATCAATTGCTATCATTATCAAGCAAATACGAAACAATTTATATTGGTGTTAGTTTAGATAGTACAGAAAAGTTAGCTGAATTTACCCGATACGGAATGGACTACAGCAGTATAGCAAACAATATTAAATATCTGGTTGCTCGTGCACCTGACAATGTAGTTATTACTATTCAATCATTGATGTCATCGATAACTATACAAGATTTAAATAATATGGCAGAATTTTATAACGAGATTAAAGTAATACGCCCAGCACTGCGTTGGGAAATGAATTACTGTCGTGATCCAAAAATTTTTACATTTAGCACACTTAAAGATCAATATAAATCTGAAGCAATTGAGAATTTATTAGCTATCCAAAATAAATGGGAAGTAATAGGAATAGATTCAATTATTGGTGCAATAAAAGTTGCTAAATTTAATAATACGTTGTATAATCAAATGAAGCACTTTTTAACTGAATTTAGTACCAGAAAGAATTTAAAAATTCCAATTGACTTATAATTTGCAATTAAAGACTTTAATATAATATATCCAGGAGAACATTATGGCAAAACCATTCGATATTAGTAAATTTAGAAAGAGTATTACCAAAAGCATTGAAGGCTTAGGTATTGGATTTAACGATCCAACTGATTGGATCAGCACAGGCAATTACACATTAAACTACTTACTATCCGGCAACTTTGAAAGAGGTATCCCGATGGGTAAAGTAACTGTATTTGCAGGAGAATCAGGCGCAGGTAAAAGTTTTATCTGTAGTGGTAACATTGTTAGACATGCACAGGAACAAGGCATTTATGTAATCTTAATTGATACAGAAAACGCACTTGACGAAGCATGGTTGCACGCACTTGGCGTTGATACCACAGAAGACAAATTACTAAAACTTAATATGGCTATGATCGATGATGTGGCTAAGGTTATCAGCGACTTTGTTAAAGAATATCGCACATTACCAGAAGAAGACCGTCCAAAGGTATTGTTCGTTCTGGATTCACTGGGTATGATGTTAACTCCAACAGACGTTAATCAGTTTGAAGCAGGTGAGATGAAGGGTGATATGGGTCGTAAACCTAAAGCACTTACAGCACTTGTGCGTAACTGTGTAAACATGTTTGGTACATTGAATCTTGGATTAGTTTGTACTAATCACACTTATGCAAGCCAAGATATGTTTGATCCAGATGACAAGATATCAGGTGGGCAAGGTTTTATCTACGCTTCGAGTATTGTTGTTGCGATGCGTAAACTTAAACTTAAAACAGACGCCGATGGTAACAAGACTACAACAGTCAACGGCATCCGTGCCGCTTGTAAGATCATGAAAACTAGATATGCTAAACCATTTGAGTCAGTTCAAGTTGAGATTCCATATGAAACTGGTATGAGTCCATACAGCGGATTAACAGACATGTTAGAAGCTAAGAGCTTACTGGCTAAAGAAGGTAACAGTTTAGTTTACACATTTGCCAATAAAACAACTATTAAACAATTCCGTAAGGCTTGGGAACGCAATGAAGACGGTTGTTTAGATAAGGTCATGAAAGAACTTAGTTCTAATGTAAATCTGCTAAGTACTGAATCAAAAGTAGTTGAGCAAATAGAAGAGGAGACAGCAGAATGAACATTGAATTAGACGTCTTAGGCGAAATATGGTTAACTTGTAAAGAGTATATTAATCCCAAAGACAAACAAGCAGCTGCTGATCATGTGATCAGTGTAATTGCTGATCACAATATTACCGAGACGGAACTTAAGACGGTTGGTGGTACTGATAGCTATCTTAAACGTGCAGTTGAAGAGTATTTAGGTGAGGAAATAGACGCAGACGAAGAGGAAGATCTCGACGGAAGCGACGACTATTAATGAGTGAAAGAGATTATTATTGTTCGATGAAATTTCGTATGATGAAAATCGATACGGAACGTAAACTTACGTATAATTGTGATCCCGCAACTCCGCAAAATATTAACTTTGAATGGTTGGAAAAGAATCCCGGGCAGTTATTTAACACACCTCTTGTAGTACAAGAACGACAATTGATGTTAGACAATAAGCGTAATACAAGTTGCGAAAATTGTTGTTTTCAAGCCGAAGATAGTGGAGCCGTAAGTCCTAGGATACTACGCCGCGGTTATAATAAAACTCACGATGAAATCTACACTCAGCCTGAGGTTATTGATTTAACTATTGGTAGTGACTGCAATCTGACCTGTTCTTATTGTGTAAAAGAATACAGTAGTGCATGGCGTAGAGACCTGTTAACTAACGGAAACTATGATCTTAATACTGCTGACGATAGATACACTATTAATATAAAAGATCAAATAGTAGACAAAAGTAGCCAATCTGATAGATTAACAACACAACATTTTCAAACTTTATTAAAAGAAATAAAATTGATGGCCGGATCACTGAAAACTGTAATCATTACAGGTGGCGAACCTCTGTTGAATAATTCATTATTAGATATACTAGACAATCTGGCAAATGTTCCTGACGTTGAAATATTTACAGGGTTGGGGGTGGATAATAAAAGGTTTACTAGACTAATCGAACAATTACCACAGCGTCCTAATGTCAGGATAACTATTAGTGCAGAAGCTACTGAAAAGATCTACGAATTTAATCGTTACGGCGCACAATGGACTGATGCTCTTACAAAAATACAGATTTTAGAAAAGAACAACATTAAATATAGATTCCGTTCTACTCTATCTAACTTAACAGTCGTTGACTACGGTAAATTTAAAAAAATGATAGGTAAACATGAAGATGAATTTGATTTAGTTTATCAACCCAACTTTATGGCAGTGTATGTATTGGACGATCATACCAAACAACGTGTAATCGACGATCTGAATGCGTATGATACTCCTGGTAAAGATCAAATAATAAAAAGCATTCTAGTAGAACCTACAGAACAACAACGAATTAATATTAGAGATTTCTTAAAAGAATTCACTAGACGTAGACCCACTCTTGATATTACAATATATCCTAAAGAGTTTTTAAATTGGATTGAATATGTGGTATAGTCGTGTAGTTGCAAGTTTAGGCAGTATTCCAGACTTTATAGATCACTATGAAAAAGAACTGGATGACGCTAAAACAGAAGTTGGGGTCTATGGCAACATAGAAAAGAATCTTGCTGGCCTGCCTGGCATTACTGAACGACGCTTTAATCAATTACAAGAGATTGAAGCGGTACTCAACTATCTAAATATTCAACTACGCAAGATACGTACTAAACACTTTAAGAAATATTTAGAAAACTATCAACGTGCTCTGACAAGTCGTGATGTGGAAAAATACGTAGACGGTGAAGATGAAGTCATCGACTTTGAAACTATTATCAACGAGGTAGCACTATTGCGTAATCGTTGGTTAGGCATCATGAAAGGCCTTGAAAGCAAAAACTTCATGCTAGGACACGTAACACGTTTAAGAACAGCAGGCATGGAGGACGCATCAATTGGCTAATCATAATCAAAAAACATTAAATCTTATCAATGGATATGATACATTCTTAGAAAGTCTACGTACTATCTGCGACATGGGCTGTGGATCTGGCGGAGATATCACCTGGTGGGCAATGTTAGAAAGCAAAGATGATCCACCAGAACCATACAACTATAATTGTTTCGCTGTTGATCGAGATGCAAATAAATTAAGTCAAGTTCCTGATCTCACAAACATTAATAAGATTAATAGAGATTTTACTGATCGGCGCATTATTCCTGTCAGTGTTGATCTAATGTGGAGTCATGATAGTCTACAATATAGTCATAATCCATTGGAAACACTACGATTTTGGAACGAACAGATGACGGTTAATGGCATGTTAGTTATACACGTTCCGCAGAGCAATGGCGTAGAAAATAATAGATACTACAGTAGAACCTACAATAAT